CCGGGCTATAGTCGTGCGAATCCGAGACCAGCCCAACACTATCCGGGCCGGCATAGGTGTCGGTGAAGGCGTTATTGAAGACCGACGCCCGCGCCGTAGCGATGTTGCGTGCAAAGGACAGGCCAAAAGAGGCCGTCTTGCGGTTGACAATCGACCACTTCTCGTCATCGATTAGCACCCGCTCGATGCTAAGCCCCTTGGCGTATTCCTTGTGCTTGTACTGCTTGCCCCACAGTGGGCTGGAGTCTTCGTATTCGATTTTGCCGTGGTATTCCGGCACATCCCCGAAGCCCTGATCGCCGTCGTGGTCCTCAGAGGCATCCTGACTGGTGGCAACATTGAAAAACTGCGCTAGCCCGTCAGGGACGCTCATCTCCAGGGTGAAAATCTTGCGCAGCGCTACCTCAAGCGAGGTAAACGCCTCATAGGAGTCGCGTACAATCGTCATCGATCAGCCCCTCGCTTAGTTCACGCAACCGAGATCGAACTCGGTAAACATGATGTATACGTCCGTGGTAGAATCGCCCAGCCGCAGGATGATGATACACCCGTTCGAGGCGTCGCCCACATCCACAGTCTGTGTGGTGGCGTTGATGTCGTACTTCTTCGCGGCCAGCACGTGAGCCGTCGCGTCGGCATCCGCCGTCGCGCGCCACACCTGCCCCGGAGCTGCCACCTGAACGCGCACCATCGTGCCAGCGGCGGGCGTCGTGACCGATTCGGCCATCACACCCAACACGGACGTTTGTGAAGCGCCCGCAATGGTCACCTGTCCGCTGCTCAGATATACGAGATCGCCCGCCAACAGGGTTTGCGTTGCCGCGATCGGAAAGGTGTGAATCGCCGGTCCGACATTGCGGTCGTCGTGTAGGTGGTAGGCGTATTCGAATTTCGCCATGGTAGTCCTCGCTTACTAGGGTAGCTTCTTGCCCGACTTCTGTTTTTCTTCTGCGAAGTCTTCCAGCTTCAAACCGAGCCGCTCCGCGATGTATCGCTCGGTGTCGTTCAGCTTGGCGGTTGCGCCCCCACCATCACCCCGCTTACCAGCGTCCGTATCGGGCGCTACCGGGCTTATCAGGCGGGGTTCGTTGGCGTCCAGCCAAGCAAGGGTTTTGCGCGCGTCCTCGAAATCAGGAACCATATCGCGCACATCCTCGGGAAGACGCTCGATCCGCGCCTGCACGGTGGCGGCTAGCGCCTCCTGTGCAGATTTCGCTGCCTGCGCCAGTGGCTCAAGCTCAGCGATACGCGCTGCGTGCTGTTCGGCCAGCGTCTTCCATTCGTTCTGTTCAGCCAACCGCTTGTCTGCAGCGGCTTTCTGCTCCGCAGATTGCTGCTCCATGGCCGCCTTGAGGCGCTTATATTCGGTGTTAACCTCGTCAAAGCGCGACTTGGGGATCATGTGCTGCTGCTGCGTACCGGTGTTTTCCGCCGCCGCCGGCGTGGTCTGCTCTTCGGTCATACTATCCTCCGGTTTTTACGTGCCCGCCACGGATTTTGCCGTCCTGCCATAGTTCAAGCTGCCAGGTGTCTTTCTCGAACACGGCCCATAATTGCCATGCCCGCCAGTTGTCAATCAGCACGCGGTCACCCGCGCTGGCCTCGGTGGGCAGCATTTGGGCCAGCAGCGGTGGAAGTGCCACCTCTTCGCCGGCTCGTAGCTGCGAGCGCAGGTCGTTCAGCGCGGCGGCCACTTGGTCACCCAGCGCCACATTGTTGATCTTAGGTTCTGGCTTCTTCACGCGTGCCCTCCTCAAATTGGATACCACGATCGCCCTTATACGGCTTGCGGTGGTCCACTTCCATCATGATAATCTCGGTGGGTATGCCGTCAGGGTAGGCGTCACAAGACAGCTTGTCCTTGACTTCTGCCCGGAAATACTTGCAAAACGGACATATCGACAGAGGTGCGGTCATTACTTAGGTACCTCCGGGCCGCCCAAAGATTGGTACAGGCCCATTACGTCATCGTCGTATTCCTTGCCGTACACCAGTCCAGTAAAGGTCTCGGCCACAAACTCTTTAGCATTGGTCTGCGCATATCGACTTACTTTACCGGCGATGGCGTCCTCTTTAAGGTCCAACTGGTCACGGCTCCATTCCACCCGTGAGGTATAGTGGTGGATGGCGTGTCCGATTTCGTGCACTACCGTACCACTGGGTTCGCCCGATGACCACCATCCCACTCGCTCGTATTCTATCCGCTCTTGGGCGTGCTTACTCCAATCGTACTCGGGGTTAAGGGCGATGTGTCCATAACCTTCCAGTAGGCCCTGCGCACCCTCCGGAGGGCGCAAGCCATGGTAGTGGGCCGGCACCATCTGCAGCCGCTCTTTAGTGTAGCCGCTCCAATCGCTCATGTCGGTGTGGATAGTCATGCCGGGCGGCAGTTCCAGGCCGGCTTTAAGCACCGTGTCTAGTCCTCGGTTAAATTCGTTGGCGAGAGCCAATTGTTCGTCGGTGAAGTGAGGAGCACTAACACCGGCGGCCTCTGCCCAGCGCCGCGCATCGGCGGCGCTGGTGAAGTCCTCATAGGGCTTGGCGATATCGAACTCCGCCGCAATAACAGCGTTGGCTGCCCCCGCGCCGTAAAACTTCTGTGCCTCCTCTTTGCCCAGCAAGCCACTAAGCGAGGCTTCCCGTACCATGCTGCCAAACACCGGGTCGTCGGTTTTTGCCGCGAACTCGCTCAGTTGCACCTTGCCGGCCTTCCACGCCTCATAGGCGGCATCGCCCATGTGTGCTCGCTGCTGGGCCGGTGACAGCGAGTTAAACCACATCTGCCCACTTTGTATGTTGGGTGGCTGATCTCGCTTGAGCACAGTGATGGAGGTACAGCGCCCATTCCAATGGTCGTCAATCCGCTGTTCGAGCGGGTAGTGTTTACCATGCAACGCAATGCAGGCCATACAGGTCCGGTCGTCCAGGGTTGCCAGCCGTATCTGATCGCGCAGTATCGCCGCGTTGGCCATCCGGTGCATTACCTGTGCGTCACGCAGACTGGTTAGCTGCAGGGTACGCATCATGGCGTTGGCGACGTTGGCGGGTATGCCCTCGACCAGTCCACGTATCTCGCGCGCTGTCTTCTCCGGCCCCCAGCCCGAGATCGAGCCGCGTATAGCGGCATCGCGCACCATGCGCACCGCGTCGGATTGGTATTTTTCGAGACCCTCTTCCCACGCGCTGCTTTCGGCGTAGCGCACCAACTGGTTAACCGCCCGGGGGTTGGGTATGCCCCACTTAATGCCCAGCGTTTCAAGCTGCTTATCGGTCACACCAGGGATGGCCAATTGTCGGGTAATAGGCCCGGCGGCGTCGATGCCGCTCTGCTGCACTCCCGAGGCGGCGCGGTCCACCAGTTGGGCGTTTTTGCGCATCGCGTCTTCAAAGTCGGCTATCAGCGCCCGGGCCACCGGGTTATCCGCGCTCATCCGGAGGCCCTCTTTTTTGAGCCGGGCCGCCTCGGCATCCAATTCGCGCAGACGAGCGTCCATCACATCGCTTCGAGTGATGGCTTGGATAGTGGCGCCGGCTGCCCGGGTGTAACCCTTATCGAGCAGGCCGTTCATCAGCTCCAGTGTCGTCTGTTGGCGTTCCGGTGCGATACCCATAGGATTAGCCGGTCTTGCCGCTTCCCGTCACATTGATGCCCAGCTTGAGGCTGGACGCGCTCACCGCGCAGCCGATAACCGTCAGGTAGTCGGTGCTGGCTAGAAAGTCTGCCGCCGGTGCGATCTTGCCGGCTGCGCTCAAGACATAGATGGTGTTGGCTGTCAGGTCCGAGGCGCCCACGGTCAAGTAGCCGCCGGTCTGGATCACTCCGGGCTGGCCATCCCCGCCCGCTGTGAGGGCCATTCCTGCCACGGAAGCGGTAGTAGTGCTAGTAGTGCACGCCGCTGGCTCAAAATGGCCATCGGCGGCCATGTAGACCGGCATACCCTGCGTCACCGTGCCGCCAAAGACAACCTCTTGTGTTTGGGCGTTGGCGCCCTGCTTGACACTCGCTGCAGTAATCGTAACATCACCCATGTTTGGCTCTCCTACGCGATACCGGCGGCTTCAACACCCGTCGCCGTGATGCACAGTTTCAAGTTGGTGGTCGAAGTCGCCACGCCGATGACGGTGATGAAGTCGTCATTGGCGAGGTCAGCCGCCGGGCAAATCTTCCCAGCAGCGCTCAAGACATACACCGGCGCTGCCAATGACAGGTTGTCACAAGTGAGATTGCCGCCGGTCTGGATGATGCCCGGCTGCCCGTCCGAGCCGCTGGTCAGCGCAATACCCACCGCCGCCGCCGTGGTAGCCGACGTCTCACAGTGGGCAACCTTGTGCTCGTTGTCGGCGCTGTCCAGGTACACTACCAGCCCCGGTGTGATGGTGGCGCCAAAGGTCACGCGCTGCTTCTGCGCCCCGGCACCGGGCTTGACGCTGGTTGCGGTAAAGGTGATATCTGCCATATCCTATGCTCCTGTGGGTAAACCGAACGACGCACCATTAAAGCCGGGCAAGGGCAGGGCAGACAGTCTATTCGTCCGGTCTGCCTGCATCTCTTCCATAATCTGATCGATCTTCTCGGCATCCCACCCAAAGACCGGCGCCAATAGGCGCAGGGTCTCGCGTTCACCGATCCGGTCTGCCACCTTGACTACGTTATCAACAATTTCGGTATCGTTGCGCAGTTCGGCGGGCTTCCATCGGGTGGTGATACGGGTAAAGGCCGGCGGCTGGGTACGACCGAAGGCCGCCTGTACCCGGGAGGCCACACCGAAGACGTCTTCCCACGCGTTGCCGCCCTTAACCTGGAAGCGTTTAACCTTACCGAGCAGGCCGATTTCGCGCTGCTTAAGGGCCTCCCCGGAGGCGTCGTCATTTCCCATAAACTCGGGAGCGGGTGTGCGGGAAACCCTGCCTATTTCGCCAGTGAACCACTGAGCCTGCTGGATAAAGGGCGCTATTTCGCCCTGCTCCATCATGCCCAAGTCGGCTTGTTGGTCCGGTGGCATACCGTCGCCGTTGATGACAATCCACATGCCGGGTGTCAGGCCGGCAGGTGGTCGAAAGCCTTTAGCCCAGCGCACACCAAAGGCGGTCAGTTCGGCAGCCATCACCATACTATGCACGGTACGATTGGTGGCGTCCTGCAGGGGGATGACGTTTTCCAGTTCGCCTAGGCCGTAATCGTCGTGGCTGCTGCTACGGTTTCGGAAGTGTACAAAGGGCACGCCAAGTGGGCGCCCGCTACGGTCTTTCCAGGGAGCCGGCCAAGGCTCACCATCTATCGTGCGCCGTTCCAGGGTTTCACCGCTGGAGGAGATATACTTCTCGATGCGGTCTGGATAATAGATGTTGACGTAGGTGGTATCTCCGATGCTGTCAGTCGTGCCGCGCCATATCTTAACAGCTAGCTCGGGTATAGTTGAGCCGTTTGTGCCGGGCAACACGATAACCCCGGTAACCCCATCATAGGCCGGCTCGTGGACCAGTCGAGGGTATATCTCGTTTTTATCCCAATGGATGTGGACATAGGTATCGGCGTCACGGATAGCCGCTTCGTGGACGTCGGTCTGCAACCCGTCAAACCGGTTGCTGGTCATCACTTCGTTGAGCCAGTCCGAAGCCGCTTCGTTGTCGGCGTCCATGCTGGTCACTTCGAGGCGGTCAGCAAAGGTTTGAATGACGATATCGCAGTAGTTGTCGTTAAACTCGTTTAGCGAGCCGTTGTCGGGGATGCGGAGCAGTTTACGCATCTCGGGCGTCAGGTTAGCGCGGTGGTCGCCCTCTGCGTATCGTCGGAAGAGGGCCACTTTTTCGCCGCGCATCTGCTGGTCTGCTGCCCAAGCGTCAAGCGACTGGTTACGGAATAGCGCCCGGTTAACGGACAGCGCAGAGGCGATCAGGGATTGGCTCATGCATACCTCTGCGTTTCTACGGTTACGGGCCGGTGGCCCAGCATCTCATACGCACCAGCGGCGGCATCTACCTGGTCATCGTGCGCGCCCTGTGGGAAGCTCATCAGCTCGTCCAGAAAATCATTGTTCCACCATGCCTCTATCACGTCCACGGTCTGCTGTCCTACGCGGGCAGCAAACGGGAGGGCGTTGGTGAGCTTATCGGTGTCTTTCGGATATCCGAAGACGCTGTGATTGTGCAGCCGGGTATCGGTTGCCAGTTTTTTGCCGGCGCGGGTCATGTAGCCTTTTTGCTCGAAGCCGATGACCACCGAGGGGCCATCTTCGAGGGCCACTTGGGCTATCCAGGGAGCTACCTCGTCCCATTCGAGCCGTTTGCGCTGGACGTCGAGCACCACCAGCCGTCCGTTGTGTTGGACGCCCATTTTCACGCCCACGGTATAGTCAGCTCCGGTGCGCTCGGACATAGCCAAGTCCCAGAATCTGACTATTCGGCTGCAGTCTGGAACATAACGAATTATAGGCAAATTAATAGCTTTAAACAGCCCACCGGATGCCGCGATGGGCGCTTGGTCATACAGCGCGCCCCACGAATAGTCGGTCATACGGTCTCGGATGGCCTCTAGACGTTCCCGAGGCCATCGGGCGGGCCATAGAGCGTCGCCGGGTGCGCGTCCGAGAGGGTCGCGCTCATGTGCGATTGCGGGAAAACAGAGGTGTTCGATGGGTTCGGAGATACTCGGCAGGAGCTTGAGCATGCGTCCTTGCGGGTCGTCCAGGTGCCAACGGGTGGCAAACATGATCACCGCGCCGCCCGGCTCAAGACGTGTCAGTAAGTCGTCGTTGAGGGCATCCCAGGTGCGGTCACGGATAATCTTGCTCTCGGCTTCGCTACGGTTTTTGATGAGGTCATCGCAGATCAGGATGTTGGCGCCTTTACCGGTGGCGCCGCCCAGCACACCAATGGCATCGACCCCGCCTTCATGCCCGGCGATATCCCAAGCGTTGGCGGCGTGGCTACCGGCGTCCAGCACGGACTGGAAAGGGTATGGTTTGCTAGACAGCACGGCCCGGGCGAAGCGGCTGTGTTTTACGGCCAGTTCGGCGCCGTAGGACACCAGCATGATGCGGTGGTTTGGGTTACGTCCGAGGTGCCACGCCGGGTATAGTCGGGATACGCTGAGTGATTTGCCGTGGCGGGGCGGCATTTCCACCAGGAGCAGGTAGGTGCCGCGCTCACCGCCGGTCTCGGCATATAGGCTGACCCGCTCCAGGGCGCGATCGAGCGCTTCCAGGTGAGGAGCGTGGTCGTAGTTTTTATAGAGGGCACGCTTAAACTTGGTGAAGTCGCGGCGCTGGAGTTCAGCCTTCGTCTGTTGGATCAGGCTCGTCCGACTGATCGCCAAGGAGTGCCCTGAGTTCGTCGGTAGATACACGACTGAAGTCAATCACTACCTCTGAGTGGGACTCGATGGTGCTTTCTTGCCGTTCGACGTAGCCCCGGTTACGGCCCACGGTGCGCAGGGTGAAGGTCACGGCCCA